TTTCTGACAATTCATCAATTTTTTCGCTTCCAAAAATTTCAGAAACCATATCTTTGGTTTTTTCTTTGATTGATTCTGAAAGCATGGAATAGAGCATTTCGTTCAAAGTTGAACGAAATTTTACATGGTTCTCGTCTAATGTTAACTTAATAAGATCTAGGCTGCTCATTTTTGAGTCCTTTCGGTATGTTTTTTTGAAAATTGTAAAATTTTATTGTATTCTGAATAATTCTCAGCCATCAACTTTCTCATCTTTTGTTGATTTATTTTGTTCAGAGAATCATGCAGATTTACCAGACATTTGGAATCATCATGGCTTATGATGACACTTTCGCCATTCATAAACTTATGAATTATCGATTTTTCATCCTTTATGGATTCTTGCAATGAAGATATTAAGGAATTAATTGGTTTTTGTTCTATTACCTGCAATTGTTCCTGAATGGGAGATAACGATTCTCCTTCTATTTGTTTCTTTTCAGGAGCATATAAATTTTCACATATTGAGGCATATTTTTGTGCCATTTTGAAATGAAGTCTGTTATCAAGATTCTCTCTGAGAGAATTAACAAAATCCGACTTTCCTTTAGTCGTTATCAATCGGATTATGTTCTTTAATTCAGAATTCATTTATGGTCCTTGTGGTGCCTGTTCTTCTTCTGGAGGGGGTGCCATCTGTTGCTGCATCATTTGCTGTTGCATCTGTTGCTCTTGTCTCATGGCCAATTCCTCTTCCATCTCTGCATTCATTCTTATGATGTCCTGATCATCCTGTTTCAGCAAATTCTTTCTGATATATTCTTCAGAGAAGTATTTGCCGACCAAGGGATCAACGGCATTCAAAATATCAATTCTCTCTCTTAAAATTTCCGCTTCTTTCAACTCATCAAAATATGAATCTCTGTTGAATGTAAATACAATATTTTGATTGATATCTTCCCAGTCTCTATCGCTAATAATACCCTTCAAAATCAGTTGAGTTCTCAGTAAATTAGCGAATAAAATAGCAAATCTATTTCTAAGTCTATCTATTAACTTATAGAATTTTACTTCGTCTCTTGTGATTTCTTGTGCGCGTCCGAGACCAAAGCCAGTCTCAGGCATCATTCTGGAGAGAGGAACATTCAATGCTTGCCATAATTTTCTCTGGAAATACTCCACATCTGCCATGTCTCCCAGATTAGACCCGGAGGGCAGAGTGCTGATTTCGGTTCCTCTACCACCTTCACGCCTTGGCATCCAGAAATCTTCCAACATTGATTGGAAGTTACGATCGTCTTTGATCGCTCCGGTAGAAGGATCATAGACGATCTTATTACGATATCTGTTCATGATATCGCGAACATACTGTTCAGCTTTTTGCTTTGGAAGATTGCCGACATCCACATAGAAAACTCTACGCTCAGGTGCTCTGGCAATACGGTAAATCACAACAGAATCCTCGATCTGGCGAAGCATGTTCAGGGGTCTAATTGCTTTTTGAAGATATCCAACGACTCTTTTGGTCGCAGAATCTACTATTCCAGAGTGGACATAGCAGATTGTGTCTGTGGTGAATTTCAATCCTGATGGAGAAGTTGGAATGAGTGCGTCTCTTTCCGTATCTGTGTAAATGTAGAATTCCTCCATTTTCTTTATCATGGGAACTACCGCATTTACATTCGGATCTGGTCTCTTTCTTTCTTTCTCTATTCTTCTTACCTTCTTGATCTTCAGTGGGTCAATTGGAATAAGATCCAATATACCAGCCTGTGGATTGTCTTTGTCTATCTGAATGTAGTAATAGAGTTTGCCGTCAATGTACCATTTTCTGAAAATATCATAACCTCTATTATTGAAATCCAACACCCCAAGAATAAACTCAAATTCATATTGAATTTTATTCTTAATCTGATCTGAAAGTGGAATGTTATCCAAATTCAGTCTGACGGGTCTCTTTTGTGAGCCGGGAACAATAGCATCATTGACGATATCATCGATTGCTTTATCGACTTCCGAGTAAATTGACATCGATCTGTATTGTTGAATCAGAGCGTTTTCGTCTCTGACCGCACCGGAAAAATCAACGAGTGTTCCCTGAACTCCACCTGTTTCTATTACATAAGCACCATCAAATTTATCCCCAGACACCACTTGTGGTTGCGGGGGGAGAGTTTCAGGAGTACCGTCTGCTCTTTTTCTTCCGATAGAAAAACCAAAAAGTTCAAATGCCATAATTAACCTTTTATTACTTCAAAGTATGTGTATTCTAAAGTCACGTTAAATGTTGATAAAGTTTGATCGTCTTCCATATTTAGGAGAATAGGCCCTACCTCTGAGGGCCAACATCCATATAGTTTTATATGTTTCGAATCAACACCCTTTACATCCATCTGATACACATCCCAAATGCTCATTTTATCGGTAAAATTTAAATTATTGGTAGATGTTAAATTTGTTGTATGATCGTTGAATAGTTCCGACCAATCATGAAATTTTTTCCAAAGTGCTGTACCGTTTGTTTCATTGTCATCTAAAACAGTAATCGCCCATGCTGAGTATGATCTATTCCCCGGCATTTTAAATGAACGACCTCTGTATGGAACAGCGATCGTATTCAACGAGGATGAAGGTAGTGTTGAAGATCTTATGTGATAAGTCATCGTAGTGCTCGATGAACTACCACCAAATGAGCCACTCACCCTAAATCTATTGGGTCTAAATCCTCCTCCAAAGTTACTAATAAAGTCGGATATTTTATTGGCCATTTCTTCCTCGTTTTAGACACTTAGATTTGTAAATCTCATGACCAAAGTATTCACTGCATTTGCAGGTTTAATTGTTATATCGGCGACAAACTTATTCTGGGCTATCGTGGCAGCATCGTTATTGCTTTCATCACATACCACAGTATAATCTAAAATACCACCGGAACTCTGAACTTCTTCAAGAATAGGAGTGACGTTGTTTATGAAAGATGTTCTTGAAATTTGATTATTAAATTCGAAGAGATATCGTTTCGCCAACGGTCCTATTTGTTTTATGAGATGAATCATTAATCTTGATATGTTCACATATCTGTAAGGACTTGTTGAAGAATCCATAAGAGTTCTGTCAGAGAACAGGAATGTCCCTTGACCCGGAACAGTCAAAATAAAGTTTATTTTATTGTTCAAGAAATATGCCTGAGACGAATCTACAGGCTGATCCTTGAGTCGTATCATATTCAATATTCTTCCTCTGACATAACCGGCTGGTGAATACCATGGATAGAAATCTCTGTCTGTTCGCATGATACAACCGGCTGTATCGGCAATTAATGGACTAGTTATGACTGTTAAATCTTCATCTTCTAGGCCGAAATGTTCCTTTTCTCCATAGACAGACATTCCGTATTGACCCAACGATAGACCCAATGGAGATACTCCAATCGCGGTCTGACCACCCACTCCGGGGATATATTCACCGTAACCACCACCAATTGATCCGCTTACTCCAACAACACCAAAGCAGTCATTGTTTCTTCCGATTACTATATTTTTGACTATATTGGCTTGTGTATTTCCGTGATTTAGTGCGAAAACAACATCAATTTCTGTAATTTTTCCGGTATCGAGAAGAGGATTAGAAGTTGTTGTGAATGTTGAGTTTTCACCGGATATTATACATTTTGATCCATATTGCAAGAAATTATGAACAGACCACCAATATTTTGCCAACATCCCGGTAGCACCATTAAAACAATCTGCTATACTAGAACCGGAGCATCCTCTTTTTATTTCATTTGGGTCTGGGCTTGCGACTGAAACAGTAGAGCTTATTGCTGAATATTTGTCCGTATATCGGTTGATCCAATCAGATACCGTTTCTATAATCATATAACCAACGGTATTTTCTGCCGCGTCTCCAAACTCAGTCAAAAGACTCATAGTGGGACCAGAAACTCTCAAATTTTCACAAAAAACAGCACCGATCCTATTAGAAAGATCTTCTGATGGTGAATATACGAAATTTTTGTCAAATAATTGGACTGTAGTTATGGGCGAAGCCATCTCTTCTCCTTGGTTATCAGCTTATATTATTTAGTTTTTACCCGGTTTTACCAGGAAGACGATTTCCAAACATCATTTCCGTCTATTATTTCTGTTTCGGAGGGGGAACTTTCATTCATAAAGCCAAATGGAGTTAGCTCATTTTCAATATCTTCAATCTCTTCCTCCATCATACCTTTTCGGATATCAATAGAGGTCATATCTTTAAAATACTGCTGTCGGCACAACCAAGAAAATAATATTAAACAGACTACCAGATCGTCCGTGTGTCCTTCTTCGGCTCTCCATCCCATCTCTCCATGAGAAACAAATGTCATCAATTCGTCAATTATGTCCTGATCTTCGATTATCAGGCGATCCTGTTCCACCAAGTTTTTTAGGATTGAACATCCCGTTTTTTTCAGGGCAATAGTTGTTCTGACACCTTGAAGCTTATTTCCTCGACCGAATCCGCCACTCACCACCTGACCTTTTCTTCCCTTGGCAATGGTGGATACAATATTTTCATACTCCAATTCGGTGTGTAAAATATCCACCACTTGGCCACCAATATCGTTTACTTCCACCAAGATCCATGCATTATTGTATAATCTTGCGACGGATTCTATGATATTCGGGAATACTAGAGGAGGTATTAAATTATTTCTGTATTTGGCAACCAGTTTGTAGGGAGAGACACTAGAATCAATTACCGTAAATGCACTATAGTCTTTTCCTATTCCTCTAGCCACATCTACTGTGATTGTGTAAATATGACCCGGTTTGGGCTCCTCATAAATCGCCAACCCGTCTTTGTGTATTTTTATAGGTCTGTTCCAGTTCATCGAACTCAATTTCCACGAACCTATCAGGGTATTGGTGGACCCCAAAAATTCAGTATTATATTCCTGATTGAACTGTTCCAAACTTGTATTGGCTATTGTTTCCATCATCCACTTTTCGTCTCTTAGAGGACCACCCGGATATTTTGGGACATCCCGCCAAGAAACCTCAATGGGGACGAATTCGTTTTTCCCCTCTTCACCTTGTTTTTTGGTAGCACCTTTCCAAAGATGATAAAATTTATTCAATCCTCTCGGTGTGCTGGTGATAATGACTTTGGTGTCTTTTCCTGCTGAAATGGTTGGATAGACGCTGGAGAAGAAGTCTTCGGCTATGTTATTTGGAATGTGGGCAAACTCGTCCAGATAGATGATGTTCAATGACAGACCACGGACGGCGGATGAGCTTGTCGCAGATGCTATGATGCGGGAACCATTCTCAAGAACAATGGAGCCCTTGTTCCATTCCTTCACTCCTTGCTGGAGCCATTTTGGGATGTACTGATATGCGTTCTTGATTCTTTCAAGAATCTCATATGCGATGGTTTTCTTGTTGGCGAGCACAGCCACATTGATGTCCTGATTGAACATCACATTCCAGAGAAGATAAGCACACATTGTCAGGGTCTTACCGCTCTGTCGGGGAAGTTTACAGATGACGAACCTGCTATTCGCACAGGTTTCTATCATTTTTCTCTGGTATGGGTAAGGATGATATGGAATCAATCCTTCATCAAGAGAAACAGCTTTCATATAACGAGTCGCAAAATAAATTGGATCGGAGGCACACTTGAGGTATT